GTATGATTACAATTTGTTCATGTGTAGAGAGACTTTTAAAGATGAGTTGAGGAAATCGACGAAAGCTGATTCCCCCCGCACTTTTAGAGTAATGCCCTTAGGACACATATGGTGGACTAAGAAAATCTTTGGACAGTTGTTAAAACATTTCAAGGATGGTAGAATGAGTACAGGCATTAGTATAGGATTTAATCCCTATACTGACACTGACGCTTTAGTGAAGAAATTGAAAACATGCACCGTAGTAGGAGATGCTGATTTTGGAAAATGGGATGGTACAATAGTAGCACCCATTATGCGATTAATTGGCGATGTCATGGCAGAATTTTATAAAGGAGAATATCCTTATATGATAGAATGGTTAATTAACACTATAGCAAATTCGTTTGTTTTAGTGAATGATGAGATATGGGCTACCACCCACGGATTGCCGTCTGGTACCTGGTTGACTTTACTGTTGAATTGTTTATTAAATAAATGTTTGACAGCTTTAGTCATATACAGGCATAAGCCAGACCCAACTGTTAGTGATGTTCATGAAGTAGTTGATTTTGTTACTGGAGATGATAAAGTCTTTGGAGCAAGCGGAGATTTAGCAAAATATTTTAATTTATTAAATATAAAAGAAGTTGCCGAATCACTTGGAATGGATTGCACCAATGGTGATAAATCAAGAATAACGAAAGCATCACAAGAATTTGCGAAGTTGACTTATGTTAAGCGACACTTTAGACAACACCCCGTGTTGAATCGATATGTTGGTTGTTTAGCAGTTGATACCATAATGAATACTTTGCAATGGATAAATACAGAGACAGAGGATATGCACGAGGCGATGATGGGTAAAATAAGATCTATGCAAGTAGAATCATATTTACACTCACCGCATTTTTTTTATAGAATTGACCAACTTGTGCGAGAAAGTTTATCCTTTTGATGCGTTTTTTGATGAAAAGAAAGTCATCAGAATTTTATCGACGCCAGAAGGGTACGAGCAAATTTTGCGCATGCAGGGTAAGTATTTTATGCATTAATTTATTTATTTATTCATTTTAATTATTTTAGCTAGTTTTATTTTATTTTAACCTATTTATTTATTTATT